TCGTTAATGGCGCTGGAACGTCCGCAACGCAGAACGTTAATGGATATATTTGGGATAACGAGATTCGGCAATGACTTAAATAAAACTTTAAGGACGAACGGAGGGATAACATGGGCGCTGAATTGTGGGTCATCTTCGGCATCATCTGCGCTGTGATTGTCCTGCTGGTTTATATCGGTGACCGTATGCAAGCCCGGTACTATCGAAATCACCCGCCCGATGATTGGGACGGGATGCGGGAGGATAAGCATGAGGACGATTGAACAGGTGGACAGCCTGATTGCACAGCTTGAAGCTGAGAGGACACCGAAACCCGATAGCGTCCGGCAGATTGCCCTTGCTTGCCTCGACTGGCCGTATGTTTTCGGCTCATGGGGGGAACCATGCACCCCCAGCGGAAGAAAACGCCGCGCACGATCCGAACATCCAACCATTATCAGCAAATGCCCCGCCCTGAGCCGTGGCGCGGCTTGCAATGAGCAGAATTGCAAGTGGGGGGTCGGTGTCAGGATGTACGATTGCCGGGGCTTTACTGCGTGGTTGTTAAAACAGGTCGGAATCAGCATATCAGGGGAAGGGGCAACGTCACAATACAATACGGTGGCAAATTGGATGCGGCGCGGCTCGGTCAATGATATGCCTGATTGCGTCTGCTGTCTGTTCCGCAAAAAGGGTACAAAGATGGAACACACCGGGATGCACATAGGCGGCGGCATCGTGGTTGATTGTTCCGTCAACGTGCGGACGGGCGGCATGACTGGCTGGACACATTACGCGATCCCGGCGGGACTGTACAAGGAAGGGGAAATACCGATGGACACGGTTAAGCCTACCCTACGCAAAGGCGCAGAGGATGATTTGGTCAAGGAACTGCAAACACGATTGACAGAAATTGGGTACGATTGCGGCGCGATTGACGGCAAGTTTGGAAACAAAACCTTTGCGGCGGTCAAAGCGTTTCAGCGTAAACACGGCTTGCAGGATGACGGCATTGTTGGTCGGCTTACATGGGAAGAACTGGATAAATCATCTGCCCCGAAAGAACCGACATACAAGGTGACTTGCTATGGCATGACATTTGAACAGTCGATGCAGATAAGGGAGATTTGCCCGACTGCATCAATGGAAAAGGAGTGGTAAAACAATGGACGCTGTCATTGTCGCAATCATAACGGCGGGGGTTTCGCTGATTGGCACAATCATCACGGTGCTTGCGGCGAACAAATCAACCCTTGCCGCGATGAGCGAACAATCCAAGGTTGCAGATGAACGGATACAAGGGCAGATCATCGGCATTCAGCATGATATTCAGACGCTGACAAATAAGGTCGAAAAGCACAATACCGTCATTGAACGGACGTACAATTTGGAAGGTCGGGTCAAAGTGCTTGAAGCAAAAGGAGGAATTTCTGCATGATTGACTGGAAAAGCAAGCTGACAAGCCGCAAGTTTTGGGCGGCTATCGCTGAATTTGTAACCATGTTGATTATTGCGTTCCACGGCACAGAAGAAACAGCGATGCAAGTTACCGCGCTGATTATGGCGGGTGCGTCTGTCATTGCGTATATCATCGGTGAGGGCCTGATTGATGCTGCAAGCGCACACGCAAACGGTGTTGTAGAACACATCATCACAGACGGCAAAGAGGAAACCAACGAGTGAATCAAGGCGGGGAGCAATCCCCGCTTTTTGTATTTGCCATAAAAACGCCCTTGTTTCGCGTTTTCCTTGCGGATGAACAAATACCCGCCCGAAGCAAGCGGGACGGCTTAGAACGCAATTTCGGCGGGTTTACTGCGCGATTATCAGTCTGACTACCGTTTGACTACCAAACCGGGGGTTTTATGGTCATTTGTGGTTAGTTTAGAGAAACAGAAAAACCGCCGATATTTTGCGCTGTCGGCGGTATCTTTTGAGTGATCCCGGCGCGATTCGAACGCGCGGCCTGTCGCTTAGGAGGCGGCCGCTCTATCCTGCTGAGCTACGGGACCATAAGGGTTTACGGGGTGTTGGTTTCGTTTTGACTACCGTTTTGACTACCAAACGCGATTTTTTCCAGTTTTTCGACTTCGGTTTTATTGCGCAAAGCAGATACTTCGTCATAGATGTGCAGGATCATTGTGGCATCGGCGTGACCCATCCATGAAACGACAGTGTTGAGTTCCGCGCCGTTATCCCTGCACCATGCGGCGAATGAATGACGGAGGTCATAAGGGGTAACGCTAAAAGACTTCCACGCAGGGAGCGATTTTCCTTCTTGCAATAACAATTTATGTTCGCGTGTATGTCCGTACCATCTCTTTTGCATTCCGTTCAAGTGGCGTTCAATCTGATTGCGGTATGATTCCCACGCCCTGCGCCAAGCTGTGACCGTGGCAATCTGCTTGCCGCCCAAGATCAAACCTTTCTTCCCTTTAACTGCTTCTATGACCGGGGGAAACAAAGGCACATCGCGGGCGGCTCTTTTTGTTTTGCCCTGCTTTGATTCGGTGTAATGGTTCGGGTTGTCAAGGTGGATAAAATGGCGTACATGGATAACCCCGGCTTCGGTGTCAATATCCTCCATGCGAAGGGCTTTCACTTCCTGCGGGCGCAATCCTGCATACAGCATGACAATCGCGGCGGTATGCATTGGATGATCTACGGCAACGGTTTCAATTAACTTGCGTTCTTCCGGGGTAATGGCGCGGTGGCTTCCTGTTGTGCCTTTATGGGGCTTTGCGGCGGCTTGCCGTGCGGGGTTGGTTCTTGTAATGCCGTCATCAAGGGCGGCGGCAAACATCGCGCAAAACAGGCTATGAGCGTGCTTGATGTAACTGTCTGAGCGCGTCAGGTATTGTGAGGAATAAACCCGCTTGATGTCGGTGGGGTGAACATCCTTCATCAGCAAACCGCCGATGACTGCGGTCAAGTGGTCAAGGTGCGTCCTGTTTTCGTTATAGGTCTTCCTGCTGATTCCTGCCTTGGCAACAGGCAACCAACTGTCGGCATACTCCTTGACGGTTGGGTTTTCGCGGATGATCTCGGCGTGTGATTCAGCTCGTTTGTACGCTTCCCGCGCTTGCAGGGCTTCATCCTCCGTATAGCCATAGAACCATTGTTCATGGTAACGGCAAGCAAACCGCCCATCCGGGCGGCGTTTCAAGTGCTGTTTCTTTGCGCGGGGCATTCAATCACCTACCATTTTCCGGGGCGGTTTATCCAACGGTCAGGCTGTTTGTCAAACATGGGTTCGGGCATCCATAGCGGATCGGTGCAGGGTGTCGCGCCGCGAATATCCGCGAACAGAGTTTTGCCGATTTCGATCAAGCTGAGGAACTCATTATCTGTGACAAACCGTTGCGGGACTGCATATTGATTCGGGGCAGTTTCTCAGCGGCACAGGCGCGGGCTTCGATGTCGTAAATCGTGAGATGGTTATCAAAATCACCCTGTATGATGTGGGTCAGTTCGTGCTTGAGGGCTTCGCGCTTTGCTTGCATTGATAGTCGGTCATTGATATAGATCGTATAATAGCCGCTATCATCTACCCGCATAGCGGCAAGCACATCGCCGGGGAAGTCTACCATACGGACGCAATAATCATCGGGGCATTGTAGTTTCATTCTACTTCATTCTCCGGGGGTTCAAGGGCTTTCAGCATAGCGGCGGCGGCTTTGAGATGTTCCGGGCTGGCCTTTGATGCGGCATCAAACAGGATGCGCATATCCGGGTTGCGGCGCAGTTGTTCGCGCAGTTCCCACGCATCATCAAGCACGGGTGCGGGCTGTTCTTCCTGCTTGCCTTGTAATTGATTCGCGGTTGTCCGCAGGGCAACGGCAAGCCGTTCAAGGGCTGGAACGCTTGGCAGATAAGCCCCGTTTTCATATTTGGAGATCGTAACCCGGTTTGCCCCGATGGCTTCGGCAAGTTCGTCTTGTGACATCTTCAAGGCTTTCCGCGCATCGCGGATGTTTTTCCCTATGATGTTCATGCTATCACCATCCTTTAGTTACATTGTAGCCGAATAACAACAAAAAATAAATAGTTAATTAGCAAAAATTTAATAATTTTCTGCACTTTTTCCCTTGACTTTTGTAGCTAAATAGCTATAATAAGTATCGAAGATAAGATTTATCTTCCCCGCACCCCTACGATTAAAAAAGGAGGACGTAAACAATGACAGCCGAAACCGCAAGCAAGAGAATCAATACCATCCGCAAGACGATTGCGAAGCACGAAAAGGAAATCGCAAAGTACACCGCCGAAAAGGCCAAAGCTCAGTACGGATGGCAGATTGAAGATTGTGACCGCTGGATCGCGTATTATAAAAGAATCATCAAGGGTTATGAAGAAAAGATCGCGGAATTTGAGAAAGTGATTGACGGTCAGGCAACGAGCATCAAGCGCACGGATGTCAGCGTTAATCAGGTGGCTATCTTCAAGATGGTCAAGGAAACAATTTATGACATGATCGGCGGTCTTGAAAACGATGTGATGGACAATGACCTTGAAAGTTCAAAGCAGTTCCTCAGCATGGGTCACGAAAACATGGTTGAATACTTCTTCAACATGATCCGGGTACAGCGCGAAGCGCAGAAGCATCTAAAGTTTGCAGGCAATGACTTCCTGCGGCAGACCATTGAAAAGCGGCTTGAAAAGATCGGGTACTGAACGGAAACCAACGCCGGGGGCGCAAGCCCCCGGCAGATGACAAGGAGGTAAAGACAATGACAGGCAAAATCACGATGCATCAGGTAGCTGGCAAGACCTTCAAAGTTTGGGCAGACTTCAATAAACGCGGCTGCTTCGCCGAGGACGAGAACGGCACCATCAAACAGATATCTGGAAGCGGCTACATTACAAACGACATCACCGTTCGCAAGGCCATCGCAAATAAGTTCGGGCTTAGCACCTTCCGCAAGTAAGAAAAGGAGCATGAAAACATGGCAATCACAAACGAGCAGATCATCTTCAATGCCCGGTTTGAATTGATGGGGCAAGGCAAGATCGTGAATACGGGCAGGGTTATCGTGATTCAGGATGAAGAAGGGAACGAAAGGGAGATCCCTGAACCTGAAATGATTCATACCTTTGCTGGATGGAAGGAACGTGGTTACAAGGTTAAAAAGGGCGAACACGCCGTTGCTAAATTCGGGATTTGGAAATATACGGGACGGCACGAGGAAGAAGACGGAGAAATCAAGGTGGAGCGTGGGCATTGTTTTATCAAGCAAAGCTGTTTCTTCTCGGCAAGCCAAGTGGAGGTGATAACATGACCGCCGATGAACTGGATAAGGAAATTGACCGGATAGACGAGCAGATTGACAGGGTGATGGAAATCCTCGACCTGCTGAACGAAAAGCGGACAAGGCTGTGGAACGAATGGAACAAAGTAAGGGGGTATTATAAAAATGATGCCAAAAAGCTAAAAATTTTTCTTGACTTTCGTAGTTAATTCACTATAATAGATAAAGGTGAAGCCAATTAACTTCAAAGGAGCGTGAAGCATGGTAAGCAGACTAAAGAACATCCGAAAGAGCCGGGGCATGACGCAAGCCGAACTTGCAGAAGCCACGGGGATTCATCGGGTAACGATTGCCAAATATGAAGCAGGGTGTTTCGGAGCAACGCTGACAAACGCCGAGAAACTCGCAAACGCGCTTGATTGCACGATTGAGGACTTGATCGGGGGCAACGGAGATGCAGTATCTAACGATTGAACAGACAGCGGAGATGCTGAATGTGCATCCAAGCACCGTCCGCAGGATGCTCCCACAGTTGGGCGCGGTTGATCTGGCAATGGGGATGAAGGGCAAAAGGTTGGTGCGAATCCCGGAAAGAGCGGTGCAGATATTTCTTAGGGATTGCACCATACAGCCCATCTCGAAGGAAAGGAGGAAGATAAGGTGTGCAACGCGCTGAGATTCATCATGTACACGTTCCGGGGCATTCCCCGGCACAAGCATCAACGCAGTTGGCTCAGGAAGAACGCTGTTTCCCTGCTTGCGGGGTTCGGCGGAGCGGCGGTGCTGTCAATGCCCGTTTGGATGATCCTGCTGGGGATCGTGTAATGCAAGCGTGGCAATACGCAAGCCCATATCATCAACGGTTGATGATAGACCAAATGAAAACCGCGCCAGCCCTGCAAGACGAAGCGCGGTAGACCCCTCACAAAAAAGGTCAATGTCATTATATCACAGTAAGGAGAGAAAGCAAGTGTATTTGAGCGATATGAGCGATGCGATGTTGAACAGGGCGGTTGAATCATACTGGGATAGGGTTTGGGATCGGATGACTGAAGACACGCCGTTCGACAAGGCCAGCGATTCTGAAATCAGGTCATTCGTGTATGACAACTTTGAGGACGAGATTGCGGAGCTGGTGGAAACCTTCGGAGATACGGAAGAAGAAGCGGTTGACTGGTTTATCAAGCACCATGATGACGAAATCGCGGAACGCTATAACGAGCATTGGCAAGCAGAGTACGGAGGAGGCTATTACGATGACTAAGGCAGAATTCAGCAAGTATTGCGAAGATACAATCCGGGATTTGTACAGCATGGCGCATGAAATCACGCCTGATCTTGAAGGGCTGGATGTACATATCTGCATCAACAAAGAATACGAAAGTTTCTCGGTAGACACGTTTCATTTTCCGGAAGGCGAGATTGATTTCCTGTTGAGAGGAACGCATTTTATCAGCAAATTGGATAATGGCGGGGAAATTCATAAGGAGGAAGTAGCATGATTACATGGGACGCGATTAAAGCGGCAACCGAAACTATGAAAACAGTCCCGATCAAGGGCAAGGATTATGTGCAGGTGACGGAACGTGTAAAAGCGTTCCGCACCATCTGCCCCGGCGGCACAATCAGCACGGACATTGTCAGCATTGACGAAAATATGGTCATCATGCGGGCGACCGTATCCGATGAGGACGGGAAGGTGCTTGCAACCGGGCTTGCGTTTGAACGGCCCGACTCCTCCTATATCAACAAGACATCGTACATTGAAAACTGCGAAACTTCCGCTGTGGGCCGTGCGCTCGGTTGGCTGGCTATCGGCGTAGACGCAAGCATGGCATCCGCGGAAGAACTGGTCAACGCGCTCAAGGGGCAGGAACGGATCAAGGAAAACGAGGTGCAGGAAGCGGCAGAAGAAGCGGCACTTGCCGCAAAGATGACAAGCCGCAAGTCAATCATTGACAGGGTTTGCGTCAAGCTGAAGATCACAACGGCGGCATTCGGAAACTACAAAAAAGCCGCTGTTGCAAACGGGGTCATTCCTGACAAGATGGTCAATGCGCTGACGGATGAGGAATTCGGATACCTGCTGAATTTCGTGGAGGCCAATGCAGATGCGGGCAATGCTTAACAACCTGACCTTTGACCGCAAAGGGTTACAACTTGTAACCCTTGCGGTTGAAGGGGATTTCCGGGAGCGGTATGACGCGCTGGCCGGGAAGGAACTGGATGTCGAAATCAAGATACACCGAAACCGCCGGAGCCTTGACCAAAATGCCTATCTGCACGTCCTGATAAACAAGATCGCGGCGGCGGTCGGGGCAAGCGAAGAAGACATCAAAAACCAATTAGTGCTTGATTACGGGGTGATAGATGAGGAAGACGGTAGCCCGGTCGGGTTCAAACTGCTTTCGACCATAGATGTCAGCAGGGTTTGCAAATACGCACGGTTGCACAAGCAGACCGTGGAGAACGGCAAAGTGTTCAATTGTTGGCTTGTCTACAAGGAAACCCACCGAATGAACACGGAAGAAATGACCCGGTTGATTGACGGGGCAATCAGCGAAGCAAAGGAACTCGGTATCGAAACCGCAACCCCGGCAGAACTTGCAAGGCTGAAAGAAGAATGGGCAAGACATGAGCAAATCCATCATGCAGGATGACCGATACTGTTACATCACAGGCCGCACAAGCGGCGCACTCGACAAGCATCATTGCTTCACCGGGCCGCGCCGCAAAGCGGCAGAACAATGGGGCTGTTGGGTATGGCTGGCCCACGATATACACATGGCGGCGCACAGCACCAACCCGGAGCTCCTGACCCAACTGCGGCAAGAGTGTCAAGCAAGGTTTGAAGAACTGTATGACCACGAAACATTCATGAAAATATTCGGTAAGAACTACTTGTAAGGAGGAATGACTTATTAACAGCCTGACTATTATCGGTAACGTAACTAAGAACCCGGAACTCCGCAAGGTCAACACCAACAAGGGCGAAATCAGCGTTTGTGACTTCACGGTTGCGGTCAATGACCGCAGGAAGAAGGACGAAAGTGTGTTCTTCCGTTGCACCGCATGGCGCGGGCTGGCCGACATCATTTGCCAGTATGTCAGCAAGGGCAAAAAGGTTGCCGTCACGGGATCGGTCAGCGCACACGCTTACAAGGCCAAGGACAGCGGAGAACCGAGGGCCACGCTGGATGTTGCTGTGGAAAATGTCGAGTTTCTCAGCCCTCGCGGCGAAGCGTTCGATAACGATTTGCAGGGGATGACCGCCGTACAGGATGATGATATGCCGTTCTAATTGAAAGGGTGTTTGAAGATGGGCAAACCGTATATCCCTATCTTTCTTGACTGGTTGGAGGTAACGGGGGAACTCAATGCACAAGAGAAGGGGCGGCTGATTGATGCCATCGTGACATACGCACGGGGCGAAGATTGGCAAGAGCAGATCAAGGGCAATGAGCGGTACTTGTTCCCAGCATTCCGGGGGCAGATTGACCGGGCGGCTGAAATCTCAGAGATCAGGTCGAAAGCTACGGATAGCAGACGTAATCAAAAACAATCAAAAACAATCAAAACCGAACAAACCGAATCAAATGAAATCAAAAATGCTAACAAAGAATATAACAAAGAAGAAGAAGATAACAAAAACAAAAAAGAGGATAGTAAACGCCACTCCGTGGCATTCCACCCGCCCACCGTTGCTGAAGTTGCGGAATATTGCAGAGAAAAAGGCTACGGGATTGATGCCGAGCACTTTGTCAGCTATTACGAATCCAACGGATGGAGGGTCGGAAAGAACCCAATGAAGGATTGGCGGGCCGCTTGCAGGACGTGGGCGCGGAATGAGTACAGTAAACCTGCGGGCAAGACGGTTGCACAGACCAATTATAGCCAGCGGGATTATCAGGAACGGCAGGAAGGGGAACTCCCCGAATGGCTTAAAGCAGAAATCGAAATGATGGGAGGGGTTGCAGGATGATAAGACGGTTCACGATCCCGGGCCCGCCGCAGGGCAAAGGTCGCCCACGGGTCACAGTCCGTGGCGGTCATGCACATGGCTACACACCCGCGAAAACGGCCCAATACGAGCGCGCCGTGCGTCAGGCATATAATTTATCATATAGCGGCGCGGACGCGCTTACAACCCCCGTAGAACTGCAAATAACGGCATATATGCCCATCCCTGAAAGCTGGCCAAGATCGAAAAAGGCGGCGGCACTCGCGGAAATCGTCGTACCGACCGTCAAGCCTGATGCGGATAATATCGGGAAAATCATCTGTGATGCGCTGAACGGGGTTGCATATCAGGATGATAAACAAATCACCGCGCTGAAGGTCGAAAAGCTATACGGTGCATGGCCGCACGTTGATGTTGAGAT